AGTTGCAGGTTTCAATATCATTGCTACTGCAAATACTAAAGGTAAAGGTGATGAAACTGGTCGCTACATGGCGGCAACAATTCTTGATGATGCGTTCCTTGAGCGTTTCCCAATTACAGTTGAACAAGAATATCCCGACACCAAAGTTGAAACTAAGATTTTGACTAAGTTGTTTGACAGTCTTGGTATCAACGATAAAGCATTCGCAGAAAATCTTGTGAAGTGGGCTGATATCATTCGTAAGACATTTGAAGAAGGTGCAATCGATGAATTGATTTCCACTCGCCGTCTGTCTCACATTGCCGAAGCTTACACCATCTTCAATGACAAGATGGAAGCAATCAAGTATTGTATCAATCGTTTCGATGGCGAAACCAAGACTGCATTCCTTGACCTGTACGGCAAGATTGATGCCGGTATCGATCCTCTAGCCGAAGTGAAGCCTGAGCCAACTGCTGAACTTCCCCTCTAATCTCCTTGGCAGTAATGCCTTTGAGGCTACGAAAGTAGCCTCTTTTTTTATATATAAATATATCATCGTAATTTAACAACATGGAGAATATATGCAATTTGAAATTGATGTAAGCAAACTAAGAACAAAGAAACTTTTTGTCGCAACCCCGATGTATGGTGGGCAATGTCATGGCTCATACACTAAGTCCATTGCAGACTTAATGACACTATGTACCAGATACGGAATCGAAGCCAAACTATTTTTTATCTTCAACGAATCATTGGTACAACGGGCTAGAAATTATCTAGCGGATGAATTTGTCCGAAGCGGATATGACTATCTAATGTTTATTGATAGTGACATTCAATTTGATGCACAAGATATTTTTGTGTTGATGCATCATGCAATTGCCAATGATGACATGGATGTTATTTGTGGACCATATCCAAAGAAAGCAATTTCTTGGGAGAAGATTAAAGTCGCAGTTGACAAAGGATTTGCAGATGAGAATCCAAATAACTTAGAAGAATTTGTTGGTGACTATGTGTTCAATCCAGCAGACGGAACAACATCCTTTAGAGTTGATGAGCCTGTTCAAGTGAAAGAAGGCGGCACAGGATTCATGCTTATTCGGCGCAATGCACTTGAACTATATGATGTAGCATTCCCTGGTCAGAGTTATAAACCGGATCATGCTCGGACTGTAAACTTTGATGGTAGCAGAGAAATCATGGCATACTTTGATTGCGTTATTTGTCCAGAAACAAAACGATATCTTTCCGAAGACTATATGTTCTGTCAATGGGCTAGAAAAGCGGGTGCTAAGATTTGGATGCTTCCATGGATTCGATTGAAACATGCTGGCAATTATATCTTTGGCGGTTCCCTTCAAGCATTAGCTTCCATTGATGTATCACCAACTTCTTCAGTAGATGCTCCTAAAAGGACTTAATGGCAAATGATAGACTATCGATATAATGAGAATAAGACTTTAGAGGAATTGAAGTCTTATATTGATGCAACATATGGACAGCATTACTCAAGAACAAAATTTCAAGCAACAGAATTCATCATTGATGGTGGACATGGTGAAGGATTCTGTATTGGAAATATTATGAAATATGCACAACGATATGGTAAGAAAGATGGTTCCAACCGTAAAGACTTGCTAAAAATTCTGCACTATGCTATAATAATGTTACATGTTCATGACCTAACTGAGGAAAAAATATTATGAAATTAAGTGAAACAACAATTAACACCTTAAAGAATTTTGCTACCATTAACTCTGGTATGGAATTCAAGAGTGGGTCTGTGGTTCGTACCATCTCAAAACAACAAAATGTTTTGGGTAAGGCTACGATCACAGAAAACTTCCCTGATGGCTTTGTCATCTATGATCTAAATCGATTCCTTTCATTGGTTGGATCCCTATCCGATCCAGAGATTGTAATCAATACGACTGCAAAGAATCTCACAATCAAATCTGGAACATCAAAAACAACCTACGGGCTTTCTGATGAATCTATGATTGTTGCACCGCCAGCAAAAGAGTTGAAGATCGAAAATGCCGAAGTGAATTTTCGTCTAACAAAAGACGATATGAATCAGGCTTTGAAATTGTCTGGCATCTTGGGGCTTCCGAACATTGCAGTCATTGGTGATGGTACTGAAATCTCTATCTCTGCGCTTGATGTTAAGAATGTTGACTCTGATAGTTTTTCTATCAAAGTTGGTGAGACTACATCTACATTCAGAATGATTTTCAATACTGAAAACTTGAAGATGATTCCTGGAACTTATGATGTTGCAATTTCATCTAAAGGCATTTCACACTTCAAACATGCGACTGACTCTCTAGAGTATTGGGTTGCTACTGAAGCCGGTTCTAAGTACGAAAGTTAAAATATTATGAGTAATGTGATTGTTCCATCTTCTCCTGAAGACAGAAAGAAAATCTATTCGGCGATTCAAGAAATTTCAAATTCTTTGACACGCATTGAAGCCGAGCGTGATTTGATTAAAGACATTCTAACCGATGTTGAAGACAAGTATGAGTTACCCAAAAAGTACACTCGCAAACTTTCTAAGATTTATCATAAGCAAAACTTCACCGAGATTCAACAAGAGCAGAGTGATGTTGAAACTCTATATGAGAGTGTGACGGGACAACCCTAACACCCTACTTGCATTCTAACATCGTTTATGTTAGAATATATTTTTATGTTATGAATGAGGTGAACCCATGCTAGATGATTTCTTGTGGGTCGAGAAGTATCGACCAAAAACTGTTGAAGATACAATTCTTCCAGCAGACTTAAAGGCAACCTTTCAGGAGTTTGTCAATCAAAAAAATGTACCCAATCTAATTCTTACAGGCGGTCCTGGTGTTGGTAAGACTACCATCGCCAAGGCAATGCTTGAAGAACTTGGGTGTACCTATATCGTTATCAATGGTTCTATGAACGGCAACATTGATACATTACGCAATGAGATTAAAAACTTTGCGTCAACTGTTTCATTCACTGGTGGAAGAAAATATGTCATACTTGATGAGGCTGATTACCTTAATCCTCAATCTACTCAACCCGCTTTACGGAACTTCATGGAAGAGTTTTCTGCTAATTGTGGTTTTATCCTTACTTGCAATTTTCTCAATCGTATCATCACCCCACTTCACAGTAGATGTTCCGTTGTACAGTTTAAAATAAACGCATCAGACAAACCAAAACTTGCTGGTCGTTTTATGAAACGGGCAATAGGCATTCTTCAAAAAGAGAATGTAGAGTTTGATGAGAAGGTTGTTGCTGAACTAATCATGAAACATTTTCCTGATTGGAGGCGTGTACTCAATGAACTTCAACGATACTCTGCTACAGGTAAGATTGATACAGGAATTTTAGCAAACATCAGCGCAGACAACTTCAAAAGTTTAACAGACAAGTTGAAAGAGAAAGATTTCTCTGGTATGCGTAAGTGGGTTGCTGAGAATCTAGACAATGAACCTTCTGCATTATTTCGAAAGATTTTTGAAAACTGCAATGAGTATCTGAAGCCTGATGCAATTCCTAGAATGGTTTTATTGCTTGCCGACTATCAATACAAGTCTGCATTTGTTGTGGATCAAGAAATCAATTTTGTCGCTTTCTTGACGGAAGTGATGGTTGATTGTGAATTCAAATGACGCCATTCGACTTTCTAAACGCTATCACCCAATCAAAAGAAAACATGTTGGTTGGTACTGATAATGATGAACTTGCTGAAAAATCGTACAATGCGTACATCGTAAATAAAGGACTTTCTTACTTCCCAGACACTATTCTCTACTCTAATGAGATGAATCTCCGTCATCTACTGGATAACAAACCGCAGTTTTTGTATTTACTAAATACCGTCAGACCCAAAAAAAGGTATAGTAAGTGGTTCAAAAATGAATTGGTGGACGATATTAGTGTGATTTCAGAATATTTTGGATATAGCATTGCTAAGGCTAAACAGATACGAAATCTTATTACTCCAGATCAACTTCAAACTATGAAGCAAAAATTAGAAAAAGGTGGTTCGCCCACTAAGGAGAAAAAGAATGGCGGTAAATATTGAAGACCTATTGGAAGTAAAACTTAAAGAAGAAGATGACTTCCTTAAAGTAAAAGAAACATTAACTAGAATTGGTGTAGCATCACGAAAAGATAAGACGCTATATCAATCATGTCATATTCTCCACAAAAAAGGAAAGTATTACATAGTACATTTTAAAGAATTATTTGCATTAGATGGTAAACCAACTGATTTTGAAGAGAACGATTTAGGACGAAGAAATACAATTGCTAACCTATTGGAAGAATGGGGCTTAATTGAAATTACAAATAAGCCACAAATGCCTCCTCCGTTGGCTCCTTTGTCTCAGATTAAGATCATATCATATAAAGAAAAGAACGACTGGTTGTTGACTGCTAAATACAACATCGGAAAGAAAATCAAGGAAACATACTAAAATGGAAGAATTAATTCAATCAACCAAAATTGTATTGGCTAATCATTATGCATTTTATTTGAAAGCGCATTACTACCATTGGAATATAACAGGTCCTAATTTTCCTCAGTATCATGGTTTCTTAGAAAACATCTATACTGAAGTGTATGGTGTCGTAGATAAAATTGCAGAAGAGATTCGTGCTATGGATTCGTATGCGCCAGGAAGCTTTTCAAGATTTATTCAACTCTCTCAAATTCAAGGTGAAGAAACTGTTCCTCCTGCTGAAGTGATGCTACAGAGATTATTGGATGATATTGCCATCATGCAATCTAGCACGATGAGAGTTTATCATTTAGCCGAACAAGAGATGCAACATAATCTTAGTAACTTTATGGCAGATAGACAAGATGCATTTAATAAACATGCATGGATGTTAAGGGCGACATTAAAAACGGCATAAGTGTCTTGTCAACCAAAAACACTTGACAAGCGTTATATATTATGAGATAATCTTATCTTAAACAGCAATATGAAGGAAGTACTATGATCTACACCAAACTCCTAGCAGTCGCAATGATTGCATCATTTTCCCTAGTTGCACTAGCGGCAGACCCTAAAGCAGAAATAAAACCTGCTGGACAGCCTGCGGCAACAGCGCCAACAGAGGCTAAGAAAGCACCTAAAGTTAAGGTTAAAAAAGAACCTAAAGCTAAAGATTCTAAGCCAGTTGCGGCCGCATCAGCGGCAACAGCACCTGTTGTTCCCCCTGTTAAGAAATAATTCTTAACATTTTCTTTTTATCATTAATTGATGAGGTATTTAAAAATGGCATTTGTAAATTCAACCAAAACCCAAACCGAACTTCTTGTTAGCTACTTGCGTGGCACAGGTCGTGGAATCTCTGCCCCACAGGCACGATCACTTTTCGGTGTAAAAAATCTTCGGGCTCGTATTAGCGATTTGCGCCAAAGCGGCTACAAGATTCGTACTGGTATGAATACGGAAGGTAACACAACTTATTTTGTGTCTCGCCGTATGGTAGGTCAAGTTTAAGGTTAATTCCTTATAAATAAAAGCGTCAGTACCAAGTTGGTGCTGACGCTTTTTCAATTGCTACGCCTAACGGGTAGCGAATTTTTAACTCGCTTAATAGGAGAAACTCAATGTTAAACAACATTAACACCGCTATTGATTCCTTTCAGGATGTCAAAACTAAATTCGTTAACACATATGTGGAAAACGAAGAAATCAAAAAACCCCTAAGTCAATTCATTTCTGCACAAAGTTCTTTTGCAAAGATTGTTGCTAAAGCTACTGTAGATTTCTACACTACGCTCGGCATGTCTGCATACACCTTTGACGCAAAAAAAGCATTTGCAAAATAAGGGGATCAACATGACAAGACTTTTACCACAAATTCCTGCCGTGTTTGCTGGACCTGGTTTCAAAGATTTCGATAAATTCTTTGTTGGATTCGATGACCAATTCAATCGTCTATCAAAAATACACGATGACATAACAAAAAACATTCCTAACTATCCTCCATACAACATCAGAAAGACTAGTGACACTACATATGTCATTGAACTTGCTGTTGCTGGATTTGGAAAGCAGGACATTGAAATTACATTAGAAGACAATAAATTAACTGTCTCTGGTAGTATGAAAGATGACAACGACAATTTCTTGTTCAAAGGAATTGCTAATCGTGCATTCACTCGTACATTCGCACTTGATGAACAAATTGAAATTGAAGATGCCGCTTTGATTAACGGCATGTTGAAAATTGCTTTAGAGCGAATCATTCCAGAACACAAGAAACCAAAGAAGATTGAAGTTAAAGATGCGGAAGAAACTACCGCAAAGCAAACTAAGAAATCTTCTAAGCAACTTTTGAATGAGGAAGGCAATCTATGATCGCAGTACTCAAACTTATGTACGAAGGTGTTCGTGACGGAATTATATTGTATAAAAATTACAAGACACGAAAATTTTCATAATGACATTGTGAACCATGGGGGCGCAATGCCCCCATTTTATTATAGGATATACTATGGCAAATTTAAGAATTTTGAAACTATCGACTGGTGAAGAAATCATTGGCGACATTGTAGAAGAGACTACAAAATACAGAATTGAAAACCCATGTTCATTGGGTATAGCACATTCGCCAAATGGTCAACCAAGATTGAACATGATGCCGATGCTAATATTCTCAGAACAAAAAGTGGTAGACATTGAAAAGCACCATGTGTTATACAATGTGAGTGTTGCAATTGAGATCAAAAACAAGTATAATGAAATCTATGGGTCAGGAATTGTCGTGCCCACAAAATCATCGATTATAACTTAATGAAATTTTACACACACTTTACACGCCTTGGAGATAATATTCTTGTTCGTGGATATGATAATGGCAAAAGATTTTCGGACAGAGTAAATTACAATCCAACATTTTATTTACCTGCTGGCACTAAAGATGCTGACTATCAAACTCTAGATGGACAATCACTCGCACCTGTATCGCAAGGCACGATGCGTGATGCTACAGAGTTTCTAAAGCGATATGAAGATGTAGATAATTTTCAAGTCTACGGGTCGACAAACTTTCCATATGTTTATATTAACGAAGCGTATCCAGGCAAAGTAGATTACGATCCATCTTTAATTAGAATCGCCAATCTAGACATTGAGGTTGGTTCTGAGAATGGCTTTCCAGAACCTGCATCTGCATCTGAACCGATCACCGCAATCACATTTAAGATCAATGAAATGTTTTATGTGTTTGGATGTGGTGAATTCAATCACCAGCGTGATGATGTAACATACCTGCAATGCCGTGATGAGAATAATCTTATCATGCGTTTCTTAGACATGTGGGAACAAACATCACCAGACATTGTGACTGGTTGGAATGTTCAGTTCTTTGATATTCCATATCTAAACAATCGTATCACCAGACTCATGGGCGAGAATACTGCAAAGCGTTTATCTCCATGGAGAAAAATTAGCGAACGCACAACTACGATTCATAACAAACAACAAACTGCATTTGAACTTGTTGGCATAAGCATTGTCGATTACATTGAATTGTATAAGAAGTTTACCTACTCGCAACAAGAAAGTTTTAAGCTTGACCATATCGCATACATAGAACTCGGTGAGCGTAAACTTGATTACTCTGAAGTTGAAAGTCTGCATCAGTTATACAAAACAAACTTTCAGAAGTTTATCGAATACAATATTCACGATGTGGAACTTGTAGATCGAATTGACGCAAAGATGAAATTGATTGACATGTCTCTTGCTCTTGCATATGATGCGAAAGTTAATTACACCGATGTGTTCACGCAAGTACGCATGTGGGACACTTTGATTCATAACGAATTGATTGAGAAGAAGATTGCTGTTCCGCAGAATGTTCGCACACCAAAAGATGAACAGTATGCTGGCGCTTATGTAAAAGACCCAATCATCGGTATGCATGAATGGGTTGTGTCGTTTGACTTGAACTCATTGTATCCACACTTGATTATGCAGTACAATGTTTCACCTGAAACAATTGTTGAAGGTCGCCACACTAGCATCTCCATTGATAATTTGCTGAACAGCGAATATCAAGCGCAGGGAGAATATTGCATGGCAGCCAATGGGCATTACTTCAAGCGTGACAAGCAAGGCTTCTTGCCTGCTATGATGCAACGCATGTATGATGATCGCTCATTGTACAAAAAGAAAATGATTCAGGCTCAAAAAGATTACGAAGCCGCAACTACTTCCGAAGCAAAGCGAAAAGAAAGTTATCAGATTTCAAAATATAAAAATCTGCAACTCGCAAAGAAAGTGCAATTGAATTCTGCATATGGTGCGTTAGGCAATCAATACTTTAGATTTTTTGATATCCGACAAGCAGAGGCTATTACACTATCTGGACAACTCGCTATTCGTTGGATTGAAAAGAAACTTAACGGGTATTTAAATAAACTCTTGAAAACAAATGAGGTAGATTATGTTATTGCATCGGATACGGACTCGGTATATATCAATTTGGGTCCGTTGGTTCATATGGTATATGGACAGAAAGGTGAAACGAAAGCTGAAACTATTGTCGATTTCATCGATAAAGCATGTACAGAAAAATTTGAACCCTTCATCGATAAGTCATATCAAGAACTAGCAGACTACATGAATGCATTTGACCAGAAGATGCAGATGAAGCGTGAAGTGATTGCCAACAAAGGTATC